AAACCAACCTCCTCGTCGTTTTTAGTCATCACAATAATTTGCGTTGGCATAAAAACAAGATTATCATCCCAATCAAAGGCATAGTATTTTGAGTCAGGAGTACCTTCTACGGTTACACCCTCATTTAAACTTTTACGTTTTAAATAATTAAATACATGTCTTTTAACGTCCATTACTTTTGGAGTTTTAGTAATAATTTTTCTAATTGAGATTCAGTTAGAATAATGTTTTGTTTTTTTTGAGAAAACGTTTTAGGGCTCACTTGTTTATCCCCTAAAGACTCCTTAATTAACTTTTTTTCAATTTTCATATTCTTTTTATTATTATATATATGGGGGAATATTTCTAAACCCCCATTTTATTTTTTTATTTATACGTCATCAAAAGACGCTCCCGTAGGTGTGATAACAAACTCAATGTCAATATATTCTAACGCTCTTGTAGGTTTCAAATAGATTTTACCTGTTAAAGTGTTTGAATCTAAATCTTCAGGAGTATTTGAAACCGCCACACGGAAATCAATTAAACCTCTATCTCTTCTAATTGAATCCAAGATTGGATTAACAGAATCTAAAAAGTCTTGTCTTACCTTTTGATCGTTTTGTTCAAACAATAATCTAATTGCTACTGCTGAAATTAATTTACGAGCTTGTAACAATAATCTTCTTACGTTGATTCTGTCAAGAGCAGACTCTCTAATTTGCATAGTCTTATTACCCCAAATTACTGTACCTACATCTGAGAAAGTTGCAATTGGGTTAATTCTACCTTTATAAAGAGTGTCTCTATCGTCTTGTGTTAATTTACGTCTCGCTCTAATTGCGTTAACTAAACCTCTTGTGTAACCCGCAGATGCAAACCAAGGGAATGAAATGTTATCGGTTAATGCTAAATTCTTAACAACTTCCGATGTTGGTGGAATATAGATTTGTGTGTTGTTAACCGCATCTCTTGTTAAGATCCAAGGATAGTAAGATGCTGTATAGTTAGAATCGATACCTGTTTCTTCTAAGTTATCAACTACTTGTTGTGGATAAATAAGTCCCTCTTCAATATCGTTGTATGTAGGTAAGAATAAATCAAAATCAGGTGTTGTACAGATATAAATTGAATCTGCTCTGTCCGTTTCAATCATATCAATAGCATCCTCAACTAAATTTGAGTTATTTACATAGTCAATACCTGGTGTTACAAAAACGTTAATATTTGTTGCTTCAGGATTTGCAAATGTGTTTTGTCCCCATTTATATGCGTAATAGTCAGTATTAGCCCAATTTTCTTGGTTAGGTCCTGATATTGCTTTGAATGCTCCCCATCCTGTTGCGGTTGGGTATGTGATACTTGGTTCAGCTCCGTATTTAAAACCTGTTTGTCCTAATGCAAATGTGTCTGCGTTTGTTCTATATTCTCTATATATATCCCATCCGTCGAAACCACCGTAAGCCATTAAAGTAAACTTACGAGTGTTAAGTTTATAGTAAGGACTGTCACTACTAGTTGGTTCTGAATTGAATGACGCATCTCCTACTTCAAATGCCGATTGACCTGAAGTTGTAAATCCATTTGCGATTGTAACCACTGTTGCTCCACTATCCATATGGAATCCTTTAGTAATATAACCCCAATCCATACCAGTAGTATCGGTACCTAAATTAGGAGGTAATTGTTTACCTTTATATTCAAAGAAATCATAATCAATTCCTGAAATGTTTGATATACCTAAATATGCCTTTCTTGGGTTTTCACCACTTGATATTACAGGGTTGTCTCCACCATTAGAAGAGCCAAAAGGAGGGTTATAAACAACGTCACCAGGTTTGAAATATTTAGTTTTATAAACCAAATATGGTGGAGTTGCATTAGCGTACTCTCTACTAATATATCCTTCAAATCCACAAGGAAGAGCATCTATTGGTGCTTCGTCACTCATTTCTAACATTATATATTTAGAATTAACTTTGTATTCTCCGTTTGATGTTCCTATCTTATTAGCCACGTAATTGTTATTAGACGGATCTAAAGAACAATTAGTAAAACTTTCAATAACTCTTGGGTTTTGATCGGTATCATAAAAATCTCTTATGAATACATCAAAGGTACTTGTGTTAAATGATATATTACCAATTGACATCTTTACAAGTCTATTTGCCGCATTTCCGTCAGAAATTAAAACAAATTTAAATAACTTATAAACTTTATTACCTCTAAGTTCTGAAACTAAAAACGGTGTTGAAGGTGTTTGATATTGTTCTAAATAGAATCCTATTGAATCGGTATCTAAAGATCTTGCTCCTGGCAAATCAACCAAATCACAATATAATCCTCTAATCATTCCTGCTCTATAACCTGTAGTTAAAAGACTAGTATATGTTTCTTCAACAAATAAAGGAACTTGAGTTCTATCTTTACCGAAGTTACTTCTTCCAAATACTTTAGAAATAAAGTTTTTGTCTGATGACAACATTGACGTTTGGAATTCAAACACGTCTCCGTCAAACGATACTCCTGAAATTGAGAATGGAGAATAAGGATTCTTAGTTACCGCAGAATATGAACCTGTACAAATCATTTGTACGTCGGTAACGCCTGTTACTTCATAAGATGGCCCTGACTGAGTTGAGTTATAGTTAGAAATACCTCTTGATCTTAATGTTGCAACAACTAAATCATCGTAATCTAAGAATGGTGTACCTGAATAATTAGTATTATAGAAAACACAAGAACCTGAGAAGTTACCACTTGAACCTGTTAACGTACTTAGTGCTGCTCCAAAACCTTGTCCATTATATGAACTAATATCAGTAGTTGGGTTTTGTGAATAATTAAATAATGCGTAGTACCAAGCATCATTAGTTGTTGCTGATAAATTAGCTAAAGATAAATTTACATTATTTACACCAAAAGATTCTGTGTATGCTGTAATTGTACCAGTACCATTTAATGTTGTACCTGTAACTAAATTGAATGTACCTCCACTTACTGTGCCCCAAAATAGTGCGGTAGAACCTGTGGATGGTAAAGCATTTGCAAATGCATTAACTTGACTTGATATGAATACTCTTAAATCAGAATCAATAGTAGAAGTCCCGCCATTAAATTCTGTATATGTATTGTAAAAATTATTATTAACATTGATTGTACTTGGTACAGTCATGTTGTAAGTAATATTAGCACTTGTACCTGTAGTTCCTGTAAATGTTAAAATAGTTGAAGAAACTCCCGTTGCCGCAACTGTGGAAGGGTTAACGTTACCTATTGTTGTGATTGACCAAGATGGTCCTGCGTCGTATCCTGATAATCCTAATACTCTTGTTACAAAAAGTTGATTTGATTGTTGTAGGTATGCCTTAGCAATATATGCCAATTCATATTTAGGTATTTGTGTGTTAACGAATTTTTCAGGACTTGTACCACCAAAATATACTTGAAACTCGTCAAAGTTTGTGATAAATATTGGTTCAAAAGCGGGACCCTGAAGAGTTTCACCAACTACACCTAAAGTTGTTACACCTACACTTTGTGCAACAAAAGTTAAATCTCTTTCTGAAGTATAGACTCCAGGTGAAACGAAAACTTTGTTTGATGATGCCATTTTTTTCTGTTTTATTAAGCGTTTTATTTTTTTATATAAATACCCTGAAAAAAACCAAAAAACTTTACATTTAAATAATATTTATTATATGGTGAGAAAAAATTCTGCCTTTTTTCTACCCACACTTAAAAGAAAAATATGAAAAAGATAAAAAACATAAAAATATCAATTGAGGCTCACCAAATCCTAAAAAGCTATTGTGATGATAATGATTTAAAAATGTATAAGTTTTTAGAATCATTAATTAAAAAGAATTGTGAGAAAAAAAAAGATATATACGGGGAGTGATTAGACTAAGTATGCTGTCGTACTTATCTTCGCAGCCTTCGTAATATCATCTTTGTATGCAATTATTAATAAAGTATCCCCGTCATTAATTTGAATTAAATCTAAATTATCCCCGACGTAATTAGTATTAATATAAACAGAATAGGCACTTGCACAATATGATCCATTATTGTATGTCACCCCTGTTGGGTTAGTAAACGACGGTATTGTTCCTCCTTTAACACAAATAGTGTTTGTATTTCCCGTTGTTAACGGTAATGTTACTGAATTACCCGAACAGTTAGTGTATGTTAAATTTGTATTCGTTATCGCACTATATGTTACGTTATAACAGTTAATTAAATTTTCTTGATTTGTAACTTTCAAATCAACACTATACCTAAACACTTCACTTAATTGTGTCACACCACTTAAAAAATTAATATCTAAATCAAAAAAATTAGGTTTAGGTGGTTCAATTGTTACTCTTCTACTTTTAACTTTTGTGTCAACCTCAAACATAGTTACTTGTCTTGTGATTGCTGGAGAAATTTGAAACTCCTCCTCGTCAATTAAAAGTCCCTTCATCGTAAACTTATAATTTGCAATATAGTATTTTCTTTTTTCTAAATCTTTTGCCGATTCATCGGAAACATCATCCAACACAATTGGAATGTAGTGTCCCTTTATTTGTTGATATGCCTGTTTAGATGTGAATGTTTGCATTACAATTTTATTAAACTCATTGAGCTCCCTCATTCTATTACAGAATATTTTTACATTATAAGTAATATCTACAGGTATTGGTTGTGGTATTTTATAAACGTCAGCCCCCTTTCTTTGCCCGTCCCAAGTGGGTACCGTGTAATAAAAAAATTGTCGTCTATTTGGTATGTTTGCCGCTCCTCCTTGAAATGTTCCATATTTTACTTCCGGCATCCTAACCGTAGCAATAAATGGTAATGAAACGTTATTATCTAAATCTTGAAAATTCCAAGTTTCTGTAAACTGAGACCAGTTTTGGTTTGTTATTATTTTATTAATTGTTGGTACTTTTTTTTCACTTACAACTAACTGTAATCTGTCCTTAACAAAATCTAACATTCCTAAATCTAAATCTGCGTGTAGAACCCCTTTAGGTAAAAAAGTACCGTCATTGGTTATGTCGTCTAACATCTCTTGTCTTCTTTCCCTACCAACTTTTTCAGGTATTAAAGGTAAATGTTTTTTTATTTTTTTAGGTAATGCCATTATTATAATCCATTAAATTCGTTATTATTTACAGGTGCCCCAATTATTGATCGATAAAATGGTTTGTACCCCCCATAGGTGTGTTTATTATCCGAAACAACACGACCATCGTTAACTACGGAATAATATCTGACTTTTGATTCCGTTTCGTAGTAACCAATATAATCACCGTAAGCAATTTCAACACTTAAATTATCTAACTCATTTTGGTAAACCCCTATCTTAATATTCCCTGGCTCTGTTTGGGATAATTTAGAAGAACCATAATCCGCATTTGTAGGAGCCTCAATTTGAACATATCCCCTAAACTCAACGGGAGGTAAGTATTGTATAGTATCTTCTAAAGCTTCACCATAAACGTCGTCGTTATTGGTTCTTTGTCTATCTACTCTATAAAGAACTAAAGTAAAATTCATATCCCCAACAAGCCACTCTTCACCCATTGATATGTCTAAGTCAAAATCTTGTTCAGAAAAAAACTTATTTAATCTAGTAATTGGAACTTTATTATCACTCATATATTATAAATACTTTAATTGATTTTTTATAATTATTTTGTTATTTTTATTTATAACGATATGGAAGACGTAATTTTAAAAACTCCTGAATCAAGAGCTCAACATTTATTAGATAATTATGTTGGGTCAAATAACTATATACTTAATTTAAAACATAAAAAAGAAAATAGTAAGTCTTTTACCTTAACAAGGGCTCAGTCAGAATACATTATAAACTTTCACGGAAGAACACCAAAAGTTGCTAAAAAATGGGTTAAACTTGATTCGTATTTTGGTAAAAAAATGATGGAGGAGAAAATGTACACAAAAGAACCAACAGAAATATACGTTGAAAAACTTTTGGTTGAGAAGGATAAGTCGTACCATATATGGGGTAAAATATTTAGTGGAGATACTATCCACGATTTTTGGTTACCTAAATCCGCACTTATAAAAGATAACGAAGTAAAAAACGTTGTTGTTGATTATACCAAATATAATCACAGACTTCCAATGGAACATCAAAAAGAAGCAATTCAAAAGTTAGTTGGTAACAAAAAATTCATATTGGCGGACGATATGGGACTTGGAAAGACAACATCAACAATTATAGCTGCTCTTGAGACTGGTGCAAAAAAAATATTAGTAGTTTGTCCCGCATCTTTAAAAATTAATTGGCAACGTGAAATTGAAAATTATTCAGATAGAACCATATATATTGCAGAGGGTAAGAAATTTTCAGATGGACATGATTTTGTTATAATAAATTACGACATATTAAAAAACTTCCATGATCCAAAAAAAGTAGAAGAATCAACAATTTTAAACACAAAGTTTGATTTAGTAATTATGGATGAGGCACATATGATATCTAATCCACAAGCACAAAGAACAAAAATAGTTAATGATATTTGTGATAAGGTTGAAAGGGTTTGGTTATTAACAGGAACCCCGATGACATCACGACCAATGAATTACTATAATCTTTTAAGTTTAGTTGAGAGCCCTGTGGCATCTAATTGGATGGCTTACGCAAGAAGATACTGTAATGGGTTTCAGTTTAGTGTAGGTAGAAGAAAAGTGTGGAATGTTACAGGGGCATCCAATTTAGATGAACTAAGAGAAAGAACACAATCACATATTCTTAGAAGATTAAAAGAAGAAGTTTTAGATTTACCTGATAAAATTATTACTCCCGTTTATTTAAGATTGAAGTCTAAAGACTATGAAGAGCTCATGGGTGAATACTATAATTGGTACGACAATAATTCAGAAGAGTCATCCTCACTTACAATACAGTTTGGTAAATTAATGAAAGTTAGAAAAGTGATTGCTGAAGAGAAAGTTAAAAACACTATTGAGTTAGCAGAAAACATTATTGAACAAGGAAAAAAAGTTATCATATTTACTAATTTTACTGATACGTTACGAACCATTTATGAACATTTTGGAAAACAAGCCGTTTATTTAGATGGGTCTTGTTCAAAACCTCATCGTCAAAAATCCGTTGATGACTTTCAAGAAAATGACAAAATTAAAGTCTTTGTTGGTAACTTAAAAGCTGCGGGGGTTGGTATTACTTTAACATCGGCGGAAGCGGTAATAATGAATGACTTATCGTTTGTCCCTGCAGAACACGCACAAGCAGAGGATCGTTCACACAGAATAGGACAAAAAAAATCAACCTCAGTTTACTACCCTCTTTTTGAAAACACAATAGAAGGGGCGATTTATGACATCCTTAGTAGAAAGAAAAAAATTATATCAAAGGTTATGGGGGATGACATGTTATTAGACGACGCATCTTCAATAGAAGAAATGTTAACTATAATTTCTAATGGTAGGTGATATTTATATATCATGGAGGTTGAAATTAAATATGATGGGTGTACCCCAACCAAAGAAGAAAAAAATCTAATTAATCATTTTATAGGTAATCTTAAGAAATCTCATCCTCTTAACGATGACGTAACTATTGTGTTTCAAACGGAAAGATCGGAAAAAATGACAACGGGAGTTAGAACCGATAAACATAAATTAAAAATATTAGTTAAGGATAGACTTAATAGAGATATTTTAAGAACTGTTGCTCATGAGTGGGTTCACGAATACCAAAGGAACGTTTTAAAAAGAAAAAAACAAAAGGATATCGGAAGTGAGAATGAAAACGAAGCCAATGCCAAATCCGGAGAAGACGTAAAAAAGTTTGAAAAAACAAATAAAAAATTAGAAA